CCATGATGTCTCCGGTTTAGACTTCGCGGATTTCGCGCACAGTGGTGGTGAAACTGTCGCCCCAAATCGGACTCGACACCGTTACCGACACCTCAAGGATTACCTCATGTGCCAGCGCCGTGGCGCCGAGCAACGATCCGTAGTTCGTCCATGTGGCGGTTGTGTCAGTGGTGGTGACCGATTGTTGGAGGCCTCCAGTTCTGATGATGTCGATGACATAGGTGTAGGTTTCCGGCATCACACCAATGGCGCCAGTGTCTTCCCAGGTCTGAGGGATTGGCGTTGTGGCATCCCATGTGATGACGAGATCAGAACTCCCGGCAACATGCTCCGCGATGACGTTTGCCACCGGAGGCGGGCGCATCGAAACGCCAGACAGGACATGACGCGGTTTTATTGCCGCTGAAATATCCACATCAGCAGTCACCACCGAATAGACATCATCCCGGCCAATTTCAGAAACAGGGCGAACCGTCGAGCGCACCAGAGAGGCATCGAGCAAACAGACATAATCGCCGGCCTCGTGGACCAGACCTAAGCCATCCGCGAAATAAAGCTGTTGCGTCCCATATAGCCCACGCTCGATGTCGGACAATGTAAATGTGCCGTCTAGATTGTCTGTGACCGTCTGGAATGAGATCAATTCCCACGCCCCCGCGCGTCCGTAGGCGCAGAGCGTCAAGTCGCTCATCATTTCTTGATAGGTCACGGTCTGGAAGGCATCGGCCGCGCCGGCAATGACTGTGATTGTCAGCGACGTGCCTTCCTCCATTACATAGTTTTGCGGGCTATCACCCAGCGCATCTGATGCAGTAGCAACCACCAGCGGTGCGACATCATATTCGAGCAGCTTAATGAAATTCACACCGTCGCCGCTTCGGTAGAAGTCAGCCCCGCTCCATGACTCGGCGTCGAGGGTCGTGATGCCGTGATATTGCCGCACGCTTCCGGTGCCAGCGTAATCGGTCGCGGTGATCAGTGGAATGTCGAGGTGGATATAGGCGCCAGAAATCGCACCACTAACGGGCGGTGTCACGTTCCCGCCAGCCGAGCCAATGGCGGGCGTTGTCTGCGCCATAAAGGAATCCGCCTCGATGGAGAGCGTATTCAATTCGGCATTATGGGTGACGCGCCGCGCCTGGACAATCCTGGTTGATCCATCCGCATTGATCTCGATCAAGTCGCCCGGTTCGATTTGAAGGTGTGACGGGCCGACAGAGAACGCCACGCGGGTCTCGCCCTCGGATTGGGCATAGAATGACTTGAACAACATGCGCCGCGCCTGCTCGGCGTCAATGGCAAACGGCAGAGATATTTCCTCGTCGCGGGCGCCGGATTCACCGGAAAGCACGCCCACGATGCGGCGGGCCATCACGTTATTACTTTCATAATCGCGGGCTGGGTCTAGCCATGTCAGCGAAAGCGAGCCGAGGACGCTGGTGGCCGCCTGCCTCTGCACCGTGATGTTCTCTGATGCCTCCACCAGGTCGGCCTCGGTCAGCGTCCAATCTGGGATCACGGAGCCGTCATCGTTTCGACGGTTGCGGAATTTCAGCTTGCCGTCAGTTTCCGCGAACACAAAACCGTAGAGTTGCCCCAAGCGGTTGAGCAGATCAGAAACCTTGGTGGTGGATGAGATCGTCATGCCGCGCACAAGAAGGCCAGAGAACCCCTCGAAAACGAGGTCGGCCGGATCGTAACCCTTGAGCGAGCATATATCTGTAATAACGTCGGAGAGCGGAATGTCATCAACCGTCACCTGGCTGATCGCATATGAGGTGCGCCCCGTCACTGACGGGATCGAAACCATGTTGCGCGTCAAGTCAACGGTGGGCGTTGAGGTGGGCGCATCCGCGTCATAAATATCTGTCGTTTCCTCGGTGTCGGTGTCGAACACACCAATCTTAGAGAAATCGTCATTCGCCACCGCCACCTTGCCATCGACGGCAGATCCGCCCCGCGCCGGGACAACGCGGCGATAGCCGGTGTTCATAAACTGGAAACTGACAGAACCGCTAAGGGTGATGCTGTAGATTCGCCCGGTGGCGAGGCTGTCACCTGGATCGTTGGCGCCGATGATCAGCACTTCTCGGGTGGCATCGTATGCCATATCCTGCGATGTCCATCCGGTCGGCAGGGCAACGGTGGCAAATGCAGACACCGACACACCAGCCTGCGAATGGCTGATGAAATAGACAGTAAACCCGCCAACAGTGTGCTTGACGGAGGCAAGCGTCACATCAGAGACGCCTGTCTTGCACCATAGAATGTCATCAACATCGGGGAAATCCCTGACATTCCAATCGTTGATTCTTGGCCGGTATGGATCGTCGTTCGTTCTGGCCCTTGCGACATCCTGATACCAGGAGTCAAACTGACCAGACTGATAGTTGACGATCTGGCAGGCTATATTGCCGCTTCCGAGGATCGGCGGATTCTGTTCAGCAGTGCCGGGAGCATACAAAGTGTCGGTCCAAAACGATGAACCTTCCAACATCGCAAAACTGTTTTCCTTTTCGTATATCCGCAGATAAGCGATGCGACTATTTGAACCTGGAAGGTGATAGGCTATCTTCCATTCGACACCCCAGCCGTCCTCTGGTCCTCCCATCGGCCCGAGACCATTGCGCGGGAAAACGGGGTTGATCCCCAAGTCATCATCTGTTCTCTGCTTTCCATTCCACGCCGCCTTGCCGGTGAATGGATTGAAAATCGGGGAGTAGCAGACGCTAATATCGTAAGGGTAATATTCCGCTGTTGGTCTCTCATCACCAAAACCGGAGCCGGTAATGATAACCGCATAGCTGCATGGAATCGGAAAGATGTTCTCCGCATAGAAAAGATCGTTTGGTGCGCCGGGGTTGATGTACTCAGCGTTGAATATGCCCCGAATCTTCTTTCGGGAAATGACGCGGCAACCATCGCTTACGATAATATAGGACGTACCCGTCATGGGGTCTTGCAGACCGTAGTAAAGGCCTGACGTTGGCTCATAAACGAGATCTATTCCGGCAAGCGCCGGATCGCAAATCGCCCCGCTTGCTGTATTCCCTATGGTGGAATTGTCGCTAAACTCGGCGTGATACTTGCGCTCACCACCATCAAGCAGCACGTTCTCGATCACCGCATAAACATAGCCCACCCAGGCGGGAGTGCTTGCCGCGCCCTCCACCTCAACGATGAGCGGGTCTGCGGCTGTCTGTGTTCCGTCATAGAACCTGATGACGCCGGCCGGGTCAATATTTGTGCCATCCTTGCGAGAATAGATGTCGATGCCATTGATGGCGATGGCGCGCAATGACAGAGGCCGGTTAAATGGGTTGCGACCGAAACAGACAGCAATGTCGCCGCGGCACTCGCCGTTCTTGTCGCGCCGCGTCTGCGCCCAGATCACCTCACCACTTGGCCGCGCGCCGCCCGTTATGATGGGGATCGACTTGCCGATGGTTGGCGACCCGTTGCCAGAGGCCCTGTCCGCAGTCGCGGCTGTGCCGCCGCTGTAGGCTGCGCTCGCCTCGGCGGAAAGTTTCGACTTTAGGCCGGTCTTGCTTTTAGCCATCAGCAAATCACCGTAACGGTTGAACCGACAGGCGGCCGGGTTTCACCGGGGTCATCGAGCGAGCGGGTGCCGCAAACCATCTGCGAGTCGGTCGGCAGGAACGGGAACCCCTGAAAGTTGAGGATGTTGGAAAACTTTGCGTTGCACATGGTCGTGGTGAAGTCGCAGCCTGGCGCGATGTTCAATGTGTCGCCCACCTCGACCACACCATAGGGTGCGAACCAGAGGGAAACGAGGGCGGTGGATTGCGTCCATGCGCGAATGTCAAATGCGAGTCCGTCGTTTGTGCCACTTGTGAACTGCACCGCGCCATTGGCGAACCAACCATCGACGGCCAGAGGCTCGGTGACGGTGATGGTGAAGTTCCTTTCATCGATCACCGTTGCGACGGTTGCCGTGCGGGTGAGTGTGGAGACATCAAACCCGCAACGGGAATGACCCAGGTATGGCGCGCGGCAGTCTGGGCCATAGGTTTCGACAATGAGTTCCAACAGGTCAGCCGAGAAGCCTTGAAGGCGCACCGTCGCCTGGTTCTGGTCTGTCTTTTCGATCTGGGAAATCTTGCCGCGGAAGATGTTGAGCGTCCCATCCGTGAGCGACAGATAGTCCACAATCTCGATCAAGACCGCGGCCTCGTCAAAATATCCGGCCTCAAGGGCGGCGGGCGTGATCGGGCCGGTGGAGGTAATCGGCAAGTCAATATCAGCCGAGGCGGGCTGTCCGTAGCTGGCCGAGGTCACGGAGGTGATCGAAAAGCCTGGCGCCGCGATGTAGGTATCGCCAGAAACGATGACATCCTCAACGCTATCATTTAGGCGCACGACTTCACCATCTTTCCGGGTGACGGTGCAGAGATAGCAAAGGCTTTGAACGGAGAGGGCGAGCCGGGAGATCAGGCCGGCAGATGCAGACTTCATTCCCGCACCTCGATGGCGGTGAGGCCTTCGATAGAGGCCAGTTCGGCGTCGGGGAGATCACCGCGCACGCGGATTTCATCGGTGGCAAATCG